TAAACCGCATGAAGTAGGCATTTTAGAGCCAAGGAACAATTTTAACTGTTCCTTGGCTTTTGTTCCTTGGCTCATTCCGTTTTATGTAATGCATTTTCGCGCCGGGCGGCGTTGTCCGTCCCTGCCAAATCCCATATCAAAGGGCTTTTAAAAGGTTTTTAAAGAATCTTTTAATAGCTTTTAATGAATTTAAAAACAGCTCCGTTGGGAGCTGTTTCAATAATTTTGTTCCTTCATGAAGAATGCCAATTTATTTTTTCCATGTCCCGCAAAGGTTGATTTTGTGGGATTTTTCGGTTTTTTTCGGTTTTTTGCAGTTGGGTTGTTTTTGCTATTCTTCATGCCGTTATACAGACGCACAGAAAATAGTGAGTGACTTTCTGGAAAGGAGAATACGATAATGTCTGCGGCATTTTTTATACCCGGCGAACAAAAAACCCGTCCCGGGATTTATTTACGATATGAAAACAGGGGACTGCCACCTATTGCCGGAGTTGATGACGGTCGTTGCGCGGCAACATTCTCATCAAACTGGGGACCTCTCGGCAGAGCAACAGCAATTGAGAATTTCGCCGAAACCGCAAGAATCTACGGAGATGGCGGAGAAAACGATACCACGCAGATTGTTATGGAGCAATTTCGCGGCGGTGCGAGGCTGGTTTTTGCTTTGCGTCTTGGGAATGGCGGAACGCAGGGCGTATATGAGATTTTGGACACGGACGATGCGTCAATTATTCGACTGGTTATGTTGTATCCCGGAAGCCGCCCATTCCTCGTAACTATTCGACCGACTTTGGAAGACCCCAATCAAAACGAAATGCTTTTGATTGACGGCGTATCAGCAACCACTGTTTTGGAAAGGTTTACATTCTATACGGGGCTTGATGACAACGGCGACCCAGTGAACCAAGCAGAGGAATTATTTAATTCAATCACCACACAGGGCAGCAATTTCTTTACCCCCGTAAAACTTGCGGACAGCGAAAATCCGATTGCTGTTATTGACCAAGCAGCGGCTACTCCCGGGACTGACCCGATAATTAATGTTGCCGCATATTCAGATGGTTTTGAAGTGTTGGAAGCACACCGCTGGAACGTGATGTCGATTGATACAAACGACCTCGGCGTTCAAATGATGATGCATTTATACCTGAACCGCATTTACCAAGGCGGCAAATTTACTATGGGCGTTATCGGACAGACACGTGATACCCCTTTTGAAACGCGTTTGCGTCAAGCTTCGGCATACAACGATTATCAGATTATTTATGTCGGTACAGGATTTGTTGATATGGCAGGGACGGTATATGAAGGCTGGTTAGCGGCAGCAAGAATCGCAGGACTTGTTGCGGGAACACCCAGTGTTGAATCTGTTACACGCTTGCCAATAAGATGGGCGATTGATTTGACCGAACCTCTGACAAATTTCAATTATGAAAGAGCTATAAGAGCGGGGATGTTTACGTTCTCGGTGTCAAGCGCAAATACTGTATGGGTTGAAAGCGGAATAAATACTCTTGTATTGCCGAGAGGTAATCAAGATTTTGGTTGGCAGAAGATTAAGCGCGTTAAAATCCGTTTTGAGTTATTTCAAAGAATTGCGGACACTGTAGACCGCATTGTGGCGCGTATCAATAATGACCCCGACGGCAGAATGACAGTAATCCAAGCCAGCAATGCCGTTTGTAATGCGATGGTTGCAGAAGGCAAGCTTTTAGCTCCGGCATATGTCGAAGAAGACCCCGACAATGCTCCGGCAGGAGATTCTGCATGGTTCATAGTTTACGCTGATGATATTGATGCTCTGGAAAAAATTTATTATACATTCCAATTCAGATTTGCGCCGGAGCAAGCATAAGCCAAAGGAGGGATAATATATGGGAGGAATTAACGGATTAAACGACCAAAGCATAATTGATGTCCGGCAACTTATTACAGGCAAAGACGGACAGCTTTTTGTTACCACCCGCGCAGGAATCAATATATTTTTAGCCGAAGTGGATACTTTTCAAGCTCAAATCAGCCCAAGCAATGTTGATTATCAACCTGTCGGCTCTGCTTTGATATATGCGGTGAATACGGGTTACAGCGTAACTTTAACATTGACAGAAGCTGTTATTAGGGACGAGGTTATGATTGAGGAATTTATTAACGATATTCGGCAGGGTTATTTCCCCAGCTTCGATTTCCAAGGCAAAATGCGCCGCCGCGACGGGCAAGGTCAACGCATTGTATATCGCCGCTGTGTACCTGACGGGACGGTGGATTTACAAAATCTTTCGCCGGGTGATATTATCAAGCGTTCTTGGAGCTTCAGATGTAACGCAAGCCCGGAGATGTTGCAGATGTTCACGGGAATTATAGGATTGCCTTCCGATATTTACGGCAACTAAAAAACGACAGGAGGAAATAGAATGCCGGAAAACAGAGAGAAAAACACAGCACCCATACCATATGATGATTTTGATGGGCAGAGCGATAATCAAGAGGATATTTTGCTGAATGAAACTGAATTATTGCAGGGATTGCTGGAACTTGGCACTACGAAAGACCAAGAGCAGAATTACCGAAAAATCGAAATAAAGCGCAACGGCATTGTTAAAATTCAATTCAGAGTGCGCCCTTTAACAGAGGACGAGCAGCAAAACTGCATGAAAAGAGCAACCAAGTCAACGGCGCGGCAGACCGGGAGAAATTCAAAACCGGCTGAAATTAACCGCACCTTGTTTCGCTCCCTGCTGATTTATACCGCGACCATAAACGAGGACAGGGCAAAGCTTTGGGACAATAAAGCGGCTCTGGAAGCATACAACATACTGAATAATCCCGAAATTATCGACAAGGTGCTTTTGGCGGGCGAAAAAGACCGCATTATTGATATTATTGAAGAAATCAGCGGATATGGAAATGATGAAGACGACAAAGACGATGCCTTTAAGACAGCGGGAAACTGATTGCCGCCGGAGGAAAATCGACGTTATTGGCATACATTTTTATCCGAAACGGGCGATTGCCTTCGGAGATGTTGAAATTATCTGACGGCGAAAGGGCATTTTGTCTTGCGGCGGCAAAATGGATGATTGAAAGAGAAAATAAGGTTCCTGCGATACGATTTGGGAAGTGACGTGTTTGGGGTTGGTAATGGCATTTTTCAGAAAAAGTTGACAAATGACACTATATATGATATCATACTTTCGGGAGGTGATAGAATGCCAAGCGTGGACAAGATAGTTGACAAGATGAAAAGACAGCCAAACGGTATAAGGATTGAAGAAGCACACAGAGTTTTGAAATATTACGGCTACAGATTAGACCGTCAAGAAGGCTCGCACAGACAATATATCAACGGTGAAGGCAAAGTATTGACGGTCGTTGAGCGCAAACCAACCATAAAAGCTGTCTATGTCAAGAAAATCTTGGAAAGAATAAATCAATAAATCCTTGATTCTTTTCACGCTTGTCAGATATTATGGTAAAAAATCCGGATTATTATATGAATCTGCCGTATACCCTGACTGTGCAATTTGTCAATGATGAAAGCGGGGCATATTATATCGGCGGAGTTTTGGAGTTGGACGGATGTATAACAGACGGAGAAACTAAGCAGGAAGTCTTGGAGAACCTTCCCATAGCAATGAAGGGCTGGATAGAAACCAAGCTGGCAAACGGGTTTGATGTTCCCGAACCTGTGACCGAAATAAACGCCAAAGGGAAATTTGTATTAAGACTTCCGAAAACATTGCACCACAGATTGATTCTGGAAGCCCGGAAAGAGGGCGTTTCCCTCAATCAATATGCTTTGTATAAGTTAAGCCGCTGAAATCCGGCGGCTTTTTGATTTGGGGGATTTATGGGGTAAATTGGTAGTTAAAATATTTGAAAATGCTCTTGACATCACAGATATATTGCTATATAATATGGTTGCACTTAAATATAATAGGAAATGGGGTAACTTATGTTAAGAAGAAAATACGTTGTCCAGAAAAGCATAAGAATAGATGCCAAACTTTCTGAAGATTTGGAGATTTTGTCGAAAACGCTTGACAGACCGCAAAGTGAACTTATCGGATTGGCTTTGGAACAGATGATGCGAGATAATGCTTCGTATTTCGCATTGCATATCTTCGCGGATAGCTTTTCTGCATTTTTACAAGGTGATGTCGAGAAGGACGAATGCGAGATAACTCAAAATGGGATAACTTATAGAATCATTCTCGAAACGGGTGACGACTATGAAAATATTCTCAAATGGTCGATGGAAAATGAAAGTGGTATCGTCCAAAGTCACGAGAAAAAATATCCAAACACCCTTGATGCACTAGATCATATAACAGAGCATTTAATCCAATTAGCTTTCAATCTTGATAGGCAACATGAAACTGTCCAAGAATACCTCAAGCATCGGTTGGATTACAGATAATACCGCAATTTGCCAGAAAGAAATTTTGGAAAAGGGGTTGACATTTTGCACGCGCTATAATATAATAAAAGCACGCGCAAAAAGAAAGGAGAATGCCGTGGCTAAAAAAATGGGCAGACCGCCAAAAGAAAATCCCCGAAATCAAAACTTAAACCTCCGTGTTTCTGAAGATGAAGCAGCGATGATACAAAAATGTGCTGATGATTTAAAGACCACCAGAACGGAAGTTATCATAAAAGGGGTAAAGATGGTCAGAGAAGAAATAGTTAAAACGAAAGAGAGATAGAACGCTTCAGCTCGCCAGCGGACGCTCTATCTCATCAACAGGAATAAACCTATCTATGTGAAATTATATCATAGGTAAGGTTCTCCTGTCAATCCCAAAAATTGAGAGGAGATTTTTTAATGAACGACAAAGAAGTTTTATACACCTTAATATCCAATATCGACAATGTTGCATCAAGAATGGAAACTCTTGCCCATTCAATAGGATTTGTTCGCGAATACTCAATCAATGAGAATGATAAAGGGCATAAAGCGCGGACATATGAAATATTATCTATCCTCGAAAACGATGTCATCAGCATTGGCGTTCTTGTGGAAGGGCTTCATGGATTAGCGGTTGCTACGAAAAATCACCATAACGAAATAATCGCAAGAATTGGAGGTCTGAATGGATAAATTGCAGATTTTCAAAAATGAAGAATTCGGGGAAATCCGAACCGTAGATGTTGATGGAAAAAGAGGGCTTGTTGCTTCAGATGTTGCTAAAGCCTTGGGGTATAAAGACCCAATCAAGGCAATTACAAGACATTGCCGATGGGGGGTGAAACGCCCTATATGGGTTGAAACCGGGAAAAAGAAAGATGGAAGCCCGGCAATGCGCGAAACAGAAGTAAACATAATCTTCAAACCCGACCTCTACCGCCTTGTTGCCAACTCCGAATTGCCCGGCGCGGAAAAATTTGAATCATGGATATTTGATGAAGTTTTGGTATCCATAGACGAATTCGGCGCATACATGACCCCCGACAAGCTCCAAGAAGTATTGCTGAATCCCGATACCTTAATAACCCTTGCAACCCAATTAAAAGACTTCCAAGAGCGCAATAAGCTTTTAACAGCCAAAATCGAAACCGACGCACCCAAAGTAATTTTTGCTGATGCTGTCACAGTTTCAAAAGATTGTATACTGGTCGGCGAAATGGCAAAGATTCTGAAGCAGAATGGCTACGACACAGGCGAAACAAGATTTTTCAGATGGCTTCGCGAAAATGGATATCTCTGCAAACAAAAGGGCAAAAAATGGAACGCACCAACACAATACAGCATGGATTTAGGATTATTCGAAATAGCCAAGGTCACTATCAACAGACCAAACAAAGAGCCGCTAGCCAAAGAAACATCATATGTCACAGGCAAAGGGCAAATATATTTCGTCAATAAATTTAAGGCGAAATTTAAAACCCCGGCTTTGGCTCTAACCCCCACACAAACATAATAAACTATAACCGCCTTCGGGCGGTTTTCTTTTTTCGGTCTTTTTCCAAAAGATATAAATGCCTCGGAGGTGAGAAAAATAGCAGACAACGTAACCGTAATCGACATACAGGCACAGGTAACGGACAACACAACTCCCGGCGCAGAAACCGCAACCGAAAGCGTCAGCCGCATGGAGCGTGCCTTCATCAAAGCGCAAAAATCTGTTGACAAAATGGCTTCAATGAGCCGAATTGAATTAACCGCATTTTTGACAGACCGCGCAAGTCAAGGAATAACAAAAATATGGAATAAAGGACGGCAGATTGCAGGACATGTTTGGAATTTCACAATCGGCGTTATTGACAAGGTAACTGCGCCCATAAGAGGC